AAGCTGACGACGTTGATGCTGTGGTGCATCGTGCGGCGGTGATGATTCGCGGCTGGGAAGCCTTGGATGCGGAAGCTGCGGCAGCGGGACAGAAACCCGTCGAGGTCGAAGCGTGGCTGTGGCGCGACGACAACGACGTGCCGCACGCTTTCTTGCGTGATGCGTCGGATGCGATCCGCTACGGCAAGGCTAACCCAGGCGTTAGATGCTGGACGATGAGCGAGATCGTGCGGGTTGCGGCGGCTGCGGAGGAGCGGTCGTCGCTTGTTGGCCGCGTGAAGGAAACGTGGCCGGGGGCGGAAATTACGGCAGATCGGCCAAAATCCGGCGATCTGAATGATGAGTTGCCGTTTTGATCTCTCGCGAGGAAATGCACCAGCATATCCTTGAGGCTGGCCGCACCATTGCTCGACTGCCGCGCGAAGGCGGGCCGCGAGAATATCGGTCTGCTTGGCCCGATTGGCTGCGTGATGCTAATTTGGCCTATGGTTACAACAAGATGGAAGTTTCCGCAGGGCCGCCGACTGCGGCGCAGATTGACCGGTTGGATCATCTGATTGACCTGATTTGGGAGGTCGATCCGCAGGACTCGCGGGTTGTGATGGCGGTCACACTGTCCGCCAATCGACGCGGCTTTGAGCGTCCGCGCGGTCCACAGTGGACCCGCGTCGGAAAAATGATGGGAATAGGACCGGAATTGCTTAAATCGCGCTACGAGGCCGCTGTGGAGCGATTCCGCCTTATTTGGTAGGTGACCTACCGGAAAGGTTGAGATGTCGCTGTACGACGCTCCTAGCGCGTTTAAACGCTATTCTGGTGTGCGACCTCCTCCTCGACGATGCTGTCGAGCATCAATAGGAATTCTTTGATTTCCCCGCTTGCCCCGGAGTGCTGTAGGGCGTGGTCAGGTCCGCGAATATTTCCCTGACCCCTTTCTTAGTTTTTACCATCATCAAATGTGGGTAAACGATGCCGAAAACATTAGGGTTGCGGGCGCGTGGATCAATCCAATCGAAGCCATACGCCTTGATAAGCCATTGTCGCATAGATGGGACATAGCGGGCGCGTGCTATCAGTTTTCTGCCCTCCATAACTAATATCTGATGATGTTTAGGTGCTTCAATTACGGTGCGCGCAGATATCATTTTGCTCTCGATTTTAATTTCCCAGACGCCCACTTCTGGGCGTTTCGCCGAAATCTCATCGGCTCGTCAGTGGGCTATATGATGGAGAAGTTTATGTGATTTCCGTTCGCTTTTTTCTTTCCACTTTTCATATTATTTGCCCATCAGCCCCACGCAAATGTCGCATATGAGGTGCGTTTTGGGTTGCAGCTGTATCAATGAGACAGTAGCCGCGCTCCAAATCTTCTAGGGTGCGTTGTTCTGCCGCAGCCAATACTCTAGGTATGCTGTGGTGCGTACCAGCCAGCCGCTCGATAACCTTGGCAGGGTAACGCTTGCGGTGGTCGAGTCCGTGCGACCTGCCCCAGCTGATCGTGCCAGACGCGCAGTTTCCAACCTTCTGGCTGTCCTCAAAACTGACCCAAACGCCAACAGCTGGCAGCATCTTGCGGAAGGCCTCGCGTGCCTTAGCGGCTCGCTTCTGCGCTCGCAGGCTCTTCGTTGCCTCACGCCGCTGCCGCTCGTGCTGAATGCCAGCCGCTCGCATGACTGCTAGACCACCGCGAACGTCGTCGCTCGTTAGGTGGTAGCGAAAAGTCGCACGGGTTTCGTTCTTCCGCCTAATGTATATGCCGAGGCTATCCATGCCATAGACCCAACCGCGTGGCGCACGATACCGATACCGCTTGTCCCAGATGGTCGCGACAAGCCGGGTCTCGGTCGCATATCCATAGCTCCGCACGAACGGGTGGTAATCGACCTTGCGATACCGGCAGCGCCCTGAGTACCGACCGGCGTCTACCTCATCGACGCCCCAGCTGCTCTGCCCCAACCACTCACGGGATTGCGGTCCGCCAAGACGGCAATAGGACTGTTTGCCCTCAGCCTTCGCGCCGGCCCATCGCTGCACACGCGGCCTATCGGCATATGCCAGCAGATCGACCTCGCGGGTATCGTCCGGTCCCAACTCAATGATGCGATATTCGGTGCGCTTGTTGGTGCTGTACTGCGCCGCTGCGCGATCTGCCCGCTTGCGCTTGGCGTCCTTAATCGTACCCGTCAAAATTCCCTTGGATCGAAGGGCCGACAAATTGCTTTGTTGTGGATTTTGGCTTAGGGAATTGTATTCCATTGCAAGGGTTCCTTCCTTGTTGTGGTTAGCGTCGTCGGCGGGCTGCAACCCGTCGGCGGCGTGCCTATGCGAAGATTGCGTAGGCCGTTAGGAGCATGAGCAGGAATAAAGCCCATACAGTTGCTTCGATTGCGGTTTTTAGGATTTGCATTTTTCCCTTTCTAAAAATGAACACGGCAAGGCGCACCAATTTGATGCGCTAGGCGGTGGTCATTCTGATTTTTGTATTTCTTGCTTACTTGGCTTTCTGTCGAAATATCCAAGCACCTCATAAAGAGGAGAACCCCAACAATGTGACTCGTCGTAATCTTTCCAAACTCTGATTTGACCTTTCTTTGGGCCTTGTACGAATTTGACCGCTACGAAGTATGGCTTGCATTTTGTGGGCATTTTTTTGATTCCCTTTCTTCGGATGAACACGGCAAGGCGCGCTGTTTAAACAACGCGCTATGCGGTGGTCACTTTGCTTCGCAAATTTTCTCAATTACATAATCCATTGCGATCCCCTGGCCGGTGGTTTGCCGGCCCCAGACTGTCAGGCCGTGGAAATCAAACGCGACACGTTCGCCTTGCTTTTCCAGTTCTCGGCCAAGCCAATCCGAAACGATCCAATGCTCGAAAACTTCAACCAGTGACTCGCCGTCGTCGCATTCGTTGCAGCCTTCGCCGTCGCATTCCTGGCATTCTTCGTACCCGCCGAGAATGTGGTACAGGTCGTCGTCGTGGGTTGTTTCGTTGGCTGCGAATTCGCTGACCAAGGCGGAGACGCAATACACAATTTCATTTTTCACTAGATTTTCTGGCGTTAGCATTTTGGGTTCCCTTTCTCCGGGTCTCTCTTCCGTTGTTGTATATATAATGTAACAGAACGTTACATCATAATCAACAAAAAAATACACATTGGGTCATTTATTATATAGGCGATTGCCAAATCAGCGAAAATTTGCTATCGCGGAGTATCGGTGGAATTTATTGGGAGCGGCGCGAGCCGTTTTTTTATGCCTAACGGCTATCCGACATTGACGCTTAAACAAGAACGGTTCGCGCGTAAATATGTCGCGCTCGGCAACGCGAGCGAAGCCTATCGGCTTGTTTACAATGCAGAAAATATGAAAGACGCAACGATATGGCGGAAGGCGTCAGAATTGCTGGATAACGGCAAGGTTGCGGCAATGATAGATAAGGTCAAATCAGAGCAAAGCGACTTTCAGGCGATCACTTTCGAGGAAATCGGCGGATATCTGCGGCGCGCGGTCGATGGTGCGACGGCTGCCGGCCAGCACGGCGCGGCTTCGCAGGCTGCCGTCGCACTCGGCAAGCTGGCCGGATTATACGTTGAAAAACAAAAGGTTAGCGTTGACGACGCGCGCGAACACCTCGACGCGGTGCAAACCTTGGCGGATGAGCCAGACGACGACGAACCAGAGCAAAAGGTCGTCAATTTCCGCTGATATTGTAATAATCAGCGATGTTCCGCTCGTAACCTATTGAAAATAAACACTTGTCAAATGTTGGTTTAACATCTGGCCGTGCGTCAAGCCGTTTAAACGGCTGAATTTGGCGCAGACCCCCCCCGGTCGCGCAGCGCGGGGGGGCGGTATATATGTGTATAACCCGCGCGTATAGTTATTGAGCGAAAACGCACAAATGGCCGAAAAACAGGGTGCATGGACCGCCTTCATTAAGCGGTACAAAGATGATCCGGTCGGCTACTGCAAGCACGTCATCGGCATGGAACCGCTCCCTTGGCAAGCCGACGTTATGCGCGCCATCGCGAGCGGCGAGCGTCGGTTAAGCATCCGCAGCGGCCACGGCGTCGGAAAGTCATCTTGCGCGGCAACATTGCTCCTCTGGTACATGACAACCCGCTACCCATGTAAGGTAGTCGTCACAGCCCCCACGGCTGCCCAGCTTTACGACGCGTTATTCGCGGAAACAAAACGCCGCCTCAAGGAACTCCCCCCGGCCATCAATAAGCTATTTGAGGCCACTAGTGACAGAATTGTACTGAAATCCAGTCCCACAGAGGCTTTCTGCAGCGCACGCACCAGCAGCCGCGAGCGCCCGGAATCTTTGGCCGGCGTCCACAGCGAAAACGTGCTTCTGATCGTCGATGAAGCCAGCGGCGTCCCGGAAGAAGTATTCGAAAGCGCGGCGGGCAGCATGAGCGGCCACAACGCCACCACCCTGCTTCTCGGCAACCCCGTGCGCGGCAACGGTTTCTTTTACCGCACACATACGGAACTCGCCCCCGATTGGTGGACGCAAAAGGTAAGCTGCTATGACAACCCCCTGGTCAGCGATGACTTCATCCGCGACATGGGCGCGAGATATGGCGAAAGCAGCAACAGCTTCCGCGTCCGCGTGCTGGGCGAGTTTCCGCAAGCGGACGAGGATACGCTTGTGCCGCTGCACCTCATCGAAGCGGCCTTAGTCCGCGACGTTGAAGCATCGGAAACGGCCCCCGTCATATGGGGCGTTGATTGCGCCCGGTACGGCAGCGACAGATCGGCCCTTGCAAAGCGCCGGGGCAATACGCTGATGGAGCCGCCGAAGACGTGGCGCGACAAAAGCACGATGGAATTGTGCGGCATCATCCAGTCCGAATATGACTCCACCCCCATCATGGACCGCCCCGACGAAATCTGCATCGACGTGATCGGCATCGGCGCGGGCGTTGTGGACCGCTGCATCGAACTAGATTTACCGGCGCGTGGCATCAACGTCGCCGAGAGCGCGAGTATGGGTCAGAAATACATGCGGCTGCGCGACGAGCTTTGGTATCGCTGCCGCGAGTGGTTTGAAGCTAAGGACTGTCACATTCCCGACGATCAGACACTGGTCGCGGAACTCGCCGCACCGCGCTTCGCATTCACGTCATCGGGCAAGATTAAGATCGAAAGCAAGGACGAGATGCGCAAGCGCGGCATCCGCTCGCCCGACCTCGCAGATGCTTTCTGCTTAACATTTGCGAGCAACGCAGTCGTTGGCGCGCATGGCACCCGCTATGCGTGGAACCGCCACTTTGAGCCGGATACGAGTTATGTTGTTTGACAATTCAAACCCGCTCATAACCTTGATGATGCGGGAATTTCCACAATTTCAGTCAGCTATAGATTCATATTCTGGTGCCGGGGGAAATTATACGAGCAGAGGGTCGTACCCGGCAGAGGGTTTCGGCCTTTTACTCGACAACGCGCCGCCGGAATTCTTAACAGAAGAATACGACACCGGCAGCTTCGACGCTGCGGGATATTTATCGCAAAACCCGGACGTTGCCGCTCATCATTTTTACGGCTCGCGTCCAGAGCTTCATTATCAAAACCACGGTCGTTCAGAGGGCCGCGCCTATCCTACGCTTATGGGTACGCGCCAAATCGAAAATCCGGCATATGGGGAGTGGCTGGAAACCGTGCCGCTGGACGGCAGCATCCTGCCCCCGCGATCAGCGACCGGCGAAAATGAGCGACTGCGCGAAATACTGTCCGCAGCCCAGGCATACGCCAATCTTCCGGCACCTGTTACATCTCGTCCAGCGGCTGCACCCCTGGCCTCATATGAGGGTGAGTCGTCTACCGGCCTGTTTGATCTGCCTGCCAGCCCCTTTGCATCCAGCTACGATCAATTCGGCATCCCGATAGCCCAAAGCTACAGCCAATTCGGCATCCCGATGCCGCTTGGCAGTACATTTGGTCATCCGCAAACGTCGCGCATGACAACTACGGACCCTGCGGCACACCAAGCAAGAGCGCAGGCGTTACAAAATTACGCAGCGTCACAATTCTTTGATGACAGCCCGAACGACGAAGACACCGGCGATCAGGCAACGGCACCAGGGATGGATGAGCAATTATCGCCTATGTCAATGGCAATCGCTTCCGCGATTTTTGGCCTAGCGTTACCCGGTCTCGGCCTGCCGCTCACGCTGGCGCGCGGATATAATTACTTCTTCGGCGAAGAAGAACCAAATATGGGCCAATTCGGAATTGATCCTATGGGACAGTTCGGCGGCATCGGCGGCCCTCCCGACGCAGATGATACGGCAGAAGACCCAGAACAATCATCTGGGGCTAACGCAGCGGCAGCAGCCGTTGGATTTGATGTTGAAGATACGGAAATGGCGGCAGAAATGTCCACCGATGACACCGGCGGCGACAGCGGCGACTCTGGTGGAGGGGATGCCCCTGGCGACCCCGGTGGCGGCGCGGGGGCAGACAGTGAAGCATCCGGCGACCCAGATTCGGATAGCGGCGATGACCCGGATGGTAGTGATTGGCATCTCGGCGGCCTGTTAGGCGGCAGCGGCCCCAAAGACATAACCGCCGAGGGCGGCGAGTACATCATCCGAAAGTCTGCGGTCAAAAAGTATGGGCGCGGTCTCTTTGACGATCTGAATGAAAGCAAGATCGGCAAGCGTCAGTTGAAAGGTTTGTTGGATGCCTAAAGTCGGAAAAAAGCATTTCAGTTACAGCAAGGCGGGGCGCAAGGCAGCCAGCGCATACGCCAAGAAAACCGGCAAGAAGGTGACGAGGAAAAAGCGTGGGCGTTGAGATCCCGCGCAACGCGCAGCCATTCACGCTGGTTTACACGCGCGACCGCAGCAAGCCTCCGCCGCCCAAGCGTGGGCGTCCTAAGAAAGTGAAACATGACAAGCCTGTTAAACCAGCCGACCGGCCTGTTCGCTGATCCGCGCGAGGCGTGGCTGGCGAATTTGCTTGATCCGCGCGTAGGGCATCGGTCTGCGATCCTGCCGCTGGTTGAGGTTGGCGGCGACGATACTGGACGCGGCAGCGTTGAATTTGGCGCGCCGCAATTTCTGGTGGACATGCTGAAAAGCGCAATGCTTCCAGGCGCAGCCGCGCAGGGTTACCAACCGGCACCGGAAGAAGTCACGCAGATGGCTATGGATACGATGCTCGGCGGCGGCTTGTTAGGCCGCGCCCCTTCCGGCGTGTTGGGCATGAACCTTTGGCACGGCGGCCCTCACAGGTGGGCACCGGAGCCAGATTTCCCGCATGGTCGCCCAAGGCTCGACAAGATTGGAACGGGCGAAGGCAATCAGGCGTATGGGCATGGGTTTTATAGTGCTGAAACGCCTGGGGTGGCGGGAGGTTATAAAAGGAATTTATCCTATAAAGATACTAAGCAGAAATTTAGGGATGACCTCCCCGACGACGCTGATTTTGATGAGGTTATGGATTTGGTCGGAACGGGGCATTTTACACCGTATCAAGACAATGTATTGAGAGCATTAGAGGGGGATGATTGGCTTGGATTTGATTATCCATCTCAAGCGATTTCCGCAGCGTACAGCAGACAATTAAGTGATTATGACCCATCACCGAAATTAGTGTCTGCTATTGAAGGTGGCGGCTCCCTCTACAAACTAGACATCCCCGACGCCGATGTTGCGAAGTATCTCGACTGGGATGCGCCGTTGAGTGAGCAGCCGAAGCACATACAGACAGGTTTCAAGCGGGCTTTTGCGAGTACATTGCAAGGAGATGATGCGGATTCTGCCTTATTGCGTGAATTATATGGGGAGGATGGGCGTCATTTTGACATTGCATCAATGGGCTTATTCCTGCGCAGCAAAGGCGCTCAAGCCTACAATGAACTATCAGCAAGGTTAGGCGGCGACGAGGCTGCTTCCGAAGCACTCCGCAAAGCAGGCATCCCCGGCCTCAAATATTTTGATGGAAGCAGTCGCGGCAAGGGTGAAGGCACCCGCAACTATGTGACGTGGGATCAGGAAGTTTTGGATCGTTCCAAAATTCTGGAACGGGATGGCGAGGCTTTGAATGACTGACCTTCCCACCCGCCGCCATCAAATAAGCGAAACGGTCGGCCCGTTTATCGTCAGCGTCGGCTTCGATCCGCGCGACGGGAAACCGTGCGAGGTTTTTATAACCAAGCGCGCAAAACCCGGCACCGACCTTGACAGGCATCTTTACGATTTAGGCGTTGCAGCCTCGAAACTCATGCAGGGCGAACATGGCTAAAAAAGACGATATTGAATTCCATGGAATCGTCCGCAATGAAATCGAATCTGCGGTCAACTACCACGACACGGAGTTGTCGTCCGACCGCATCGAGACGATGGATTACTATTTGGGCGAGCCGTTCGGCAATGAACTAGATGGCCGCTCTGCGGTCGTCAGCAGCGACGTTGCCGATACGGTCGAGGCGATGCTGCCATCGCTGATGAAGATTTTCACGGCATCGGGCGATTTTGTGCGATTCGCGCCGCGCGGCCCGGAAGATGTTGAGGCTGCTGACCAAGCCACTGACTATGTCAATTTCATCCTCAATAGCGACAATAATGGCTTCGTAATACTTCACAATTTCTTGAAGGACGCGCTGTTATTCAAGTATGGCGTTGTAAAAAGCTACTACGACGAAACGGAGACTGTTACAGAAGACAGTTATATTGGCCTCACCGAAGACGAACTAACGGCATTACTTGCCGACCCTGATATCGAAGTGGTCGAGCAGGAGATGGAGTCGATGGGCGAGGATCAGGTTTTACCTGACGGCACCGTCCTCCCGGCACCGATGACTTTCGACGTGCGCGTCAAGAAGACGGAGCGCGACGGCCGCGTCTGCGTCGAGAACATTCCGCCGGAAGAATTTCTTTTCAATCGCCGCGCCAAGTCGATGGACGACTGCCGCTTCGCGGCGCATCGGACACGGCTGCCTGCAAGCGATCTCATCGCGATGGGCTACGACCGCGAATTGGTTGAAAGCAACGCCGGCTTCAATGAGGTTGACGACGAGCGACAGGAGCGTTTCGAGGATTTAGAAAGCGGCCAGGAAGACAGCACGCTCGACCCCAGCCAGCAGAGCGTCCTTTATACGGAAGCATATATAAAGACCGACTACGACGATGACGGCATCGCGGAACTGCGCCGCGTCTGCTGCATCGGTGCAGGGTATGAGATCGTAAAAAACGAACCCTACGGCATGATGCCGTTCAGCGTCGTGTCGCCGATCTTGATGCCGCACCGCATGGTAGGCCGCAGCATTGCGGAGTTGGTCAAGGACTTGCAGGAAATCAAGTCGTCGCTGCTTCGCCAGCAACTTGATAATGTTTATTTGACCAACAACGCGCGCATCGCAGCGGTCGAAGGTCAGGTCAACATCGACGATTTGATGAGCAACCGCCCCGGCGGCGTTGTCAGAATGCGCGCCCCCGGCATGGTGCAGCCGATTACGCCGCCAGCTATCGGACAGATGGCCTTCCCGTTGCTGCAATATATCGATCAGGTCAAAGAAAACCGCACGGGTATGACCAAGGCAAGTCAGGGGCTTGACCCTGACAGTTTGCAATCGTCCACCCGCGCAGCGGTTGCGGCCACGATTAGCGCAAGTCAGCAAAAGATCGAAATGATCGCGCGTGTCTTCGCCGAAACCGGCGTCAAGCATCTGATGCAATCAATTTTGCGGCTGGTGCAGACCTATCAGCAGGGGCCGCGCATCGTGCGGCTGCGGAATAAATTCGTTCCGATGGACCCGCAGGAGTGGGATACCGAATTCGACACGATTATCGAGGTCGGCATCGGCACCGGGGACACGGAAAAGCGCATCGCGGTCCTGACGCAAGTGGCGCAGAAGCAGGAAGAAATTCTGACCAAGCTGGGCGTCGCCAACCCGCTATGTACGCTGCAGCAATACCGCGACACGCTGGCGCGGATTATTGAATTGTCCGGCTTCAAGGACAGCAGCGCTTTCCTGCTCGACCCAGACAACCTGCCGCCCGAATTGCAGCAGAAAATTCAGGCGCGTCATGCGGAGCAGAAATCGCCGCAGGATGAAGTCATCGAACTGGAGCGTGCGAAAGCGCAAGCCGATATCGAAAGCGACCGCATGAAGATGCAGGCAGAGATTGAGATGAAGCGTGAAAGGGCCGCCGCCGAGATGCAGTTGAAGCGCGAAGAAATGCAGATGAAGATGGAATTGCGCGCCCAAGAAATGCAGATGGAAGCGCAGCTTCGCGGCATTGAAGCATCGACCGGCCTTGATATCAGTACCAACCTGCCGCGCGCCTGATGGACGAAGGTAAGCGCAGAGCGGAAATCTACCGCGCCGTGAAGGCGAAGGAAGTTTTCCGCAACGAAATTTTCACCGAGGCGCTGGATTATCTGCGCGAGCGGTATAAGTCGGAATGGGCCGCGTCATCGCACAGCGATATTAGTGGCCGCGAGCGTCTGTATTTTTTGATGCAGGCGCTGGAAGAATTCCACGGCCATCTTAAAAGCGTCATTGAAACCGGCGCTATGGCCGAGGACGAGGTGCATCGTAACTCGATGCACTGACCAAGCCGCAAGGCAGTCACATTTAATTTTGGAGATTTTATGAGCGAAGCAACCGCGCAAGCGACTCCGCTGTCCATTGCGAATGCAGTGGACTCCCTTCTAGCCGCCGAAGCCCCCGTTGAGGAAACGCCCACGCAGCCGGAAGTTGTTGCCGAAACCGAAGAAGAGGTTGAGGTCGAAGCCACCGAGGAAACCGAGGACGACGAGGACATCTTGCAGGCCGATGAGGCCGAAGAAGATGAAACCGAGGAAGCCGAGGAAGCCGAGGAGGTAGTCGAAGCCGAAGATGAGCCGGTGCAAACGTACCGCGTCCGCGTCGGCGACGATGAGGTCGATCTGACGCTCGACGAGTTGCAGTCGGGCTATATGCGTCAGAGCGACTATACGCGCAAAACGCAGCAAGTCGCGGAAGGCCGGAAAAAGGCCGCAGCGGAACTGCAAGCGCTTGAGGCGCAGCGTCAGAGCTACGCCGAACAACTCGCAGCCGTCGAGGCCGCGCTTCAGCAATCAGAGCCGACCCAGGAGTTCTGGGACAATCTGAACGCGGAAGACCCGCTTGAATACATTCGTCAGCGTGACGCCTATCGCGACCGAAGGGAAGCGATGGCCCAAGTGCAGGCGGAAAAGGAGCGGGTACATCAGGAGCAATTGGCAACCCTACAAGCGCAAGCGCAGGAGCGTTTGCGGCAGGAAGGCCAACGACTTTTGCAAGCCATTCCCGAATGGCGTGACCCGGATGTGGCGCAGAAGGAAAAGACTGCGGTCTACACCTATGCGCAGCGGCATCTCGGTTATACCGCAGACGAATTACAGGCTGCGGGAGATCATCGTGCGATTAACGCTTTGCGAAAAGCATATCTCTACGACGAACTCATGAAGCAAAAGCCAGCCGCGACGAAGAAGGCGAAAAAGGCTCCGAAGATGGCAAAAGCCGGACAACCTACGACGAAACGCGAGACTTCAGCGAAACGGAGGCGGCAACAGCTTCAGAGCATCGGCAAGCAAAAAGGCTCTAAGGCCATGGATGCTGCCGTGGATTATCTTCTCAACCAATAGGAGGCCATTATGGCTACTTACACGACCGCAAATGCGGTGGGTGAGCGGGAAGATTTGAGCAATGTGATCGCGAGAATCGACCCCGACGAAACGCCTGTTTTCTCGAATGCCAAGAAGGAAGTCACCAAGGGCGTCTTCCACGAATGGCAGGTGCAAGAACTGACGGCAGCTTCTGACAGCAATGCTCAGAATGAGGGAGCTGACTTCAGCTATACGAACCCCACCGCAACGACCCGCCTCGGAAATTATCATCAAATCAGTGTTCAAGCCGCATCGGTTAGCGGCACTTTGGACGCCGTTGATACTGCCGGTAGGGCGAAAGAGACGGCATACGTCAAACTGCTCAAAGGCATCGAGCAGCGACGTGACATCGACAAGGCGTTGTTCAAAAACGAAGCCCGGTCGAGCAGCGACCCCCGCAAAGCGGGCAAGCTGTTGTCCTACATCACGAACATGGAACTTGTCTCCGCGTCAACGACACCGACCGGCGACGGCTCCAATGTCAGTGATATGGCTGGCACCAACGCAGCATTGACGTTGGCCAAGATCGACAGTGCCATGAAAATGGCATATGACGATGGCGGCTCGCCCGACATGCTGGTTGTTTCGCCGGCGAATAAGGTTGCGTTCTCCGACCTGTCTTCGGGCAGTGCGGTGACGAACCAGTTGCACATGACTGCGGGAAATCCGACTGACGCAGTAATCATCGGCAGCGTGTCGATGTATCTGACGGATTTCGGCACCTTGAACGTGGTCATCGACAGGCAGGCGGCTAACACCGAAATCTTCCTGCTCGATTCCGACCATTACTCCATCGGCCATTTGCCGGGACGTTTGTTCTCGGCAAGCGACGTTGCCCCCGTGGGTGACGCCACCCGCTTCAGCATCGTGTCTGAATGGACCCTCATTATGAAGGCTCCAAAGGCGCACGCAGCGGTGGTCGATTTGTCAACGACCTAGTAACGGAGGGGGAGGGCTTCGGCCCTCCCTTTTTCTATATGAAGAAATTGTTGAGCAAAGCACCCGGCAAAGTCACAACTTTCGAGACGAGCGGCGACGACATGCACGTCGTCACGCGGCAAGCGGTAGATCCGATCTTGGAAGCCAACAAGCGCGCCGCGAACGATTGGCAACCCGGCGGATACCAAACCGGCAGCCACCACCATCACAAGGTCGCGGATATCCCGGCGTCTCTCTATTACGATCTTGTCAGAAAGCTGGGCGAGCCACGGCACAATTTGGCCGCTTGGAAAAAGTGGCTGAACGATCCCGAGAACCGGTTTTTTAGGACAACTGCGGGTAAAATTTAATGGCGATTTCGACCTTCGCGGAGCTAAAAACCGCGATAGATAACTGGCTCGCGCGCACCGATATGGCAGACCGCGCCGCCGAATTTATCGCGCTGGCCGAAGCCCGCATGAACCGGGAACTGGAAACGCGCAGCCAAGAAACCCGCGTGACCGCAACGCTGACGGCAGGCGATGCGTATATGTCGCTGCCGACCGATGTGCGCGCCATTCGCCACGTCCGTTTAAACACCTCGCCGCGCACGATCCTCAAGTACATGACGCCGGAACAGGCGGATCGGGAATTCCCATCGACCGGCAACGGCAAGCCAAAAGCGTATTCGATTGTCGGCACCGAGATTTATTTCCGGCCCACGCCCGACGACACGCATACCGTGGAGATTACCTACGTTGCGAATGTCAGTGCGTTAAGCGACAGCAACACGACGAACAATATTCTCACCCGCCATCCAGATTTATATCTGCACGGCGCGCTCGCGGAAGCCTTCGGTTACTTGATGGACGACCAGAAGCAGGCGCAGCATGACGCGCTATTCCAGCGCGCAGCCGCCGCGATCCAGGCCGACGAAGACCGTGCGCGGTTCGCCGGTCCACTGACACTAACGAGCGATTACGGAGAAGTTGCATGAGCGCCATGAGCGATTATTTGGAGAATGAAATTCTCGACCACATTTGCAGCGTCGGCGCGTACACGATGCCGTCGAACGTCTATGTCGGACTGTCCACCGGCAGCTTTGGCGACGACAATAGCGGCACCGAATTGAGCGGAAATAATTACGCGCGCAAGGAAGCGACCTTTTCCGCAGCGTCTTCCGGCACCACATCGAACAGCGGCACGGTGGAATTTAACGCCGCGACCGGGAGTTGGGGCAGCGTGTCTCATTTTGGAATCTTCGACGCATCGACGAGCGGGAATTTACTGATCCACGGCGCATTCAGCGCAGCGAAGACGATCACGACAGGCGATATCCTGCGGATCAGCGCGGGCGACTTGGATATAACCGCCGCCTAACATGGCTGAAATTCTTGGGCCGACCCTTGAGCAGCTTGATGCTTGGGGGTCGATGGATGATCTCGATGCTTACGGTACGCTTGAGCAGCTTGACGACCTAAACCTGTTTGAAGCCGCTGCTGCGGTATCCGTATCGGCGACCGCAACGGCAGACGTTAAGCGCGTCCAGCATGTCGCCGCAGCGGTCTCCGTATCCGCAAGTGCGACGGCTAACGCCATCGGCGTCATGTCCGGCGCGGCGGCAGTCACGGGCGCGGCGGCGGTTTCGGCGTCCGCGAAATTTACCGTTTCTATGGCGGCGTCGGTCAGCATCGCCATCACGCAGTCAACGACCGCAACGCGCGTGCAAGCGGCTAGCGGCACGGCTGCGATAGCGCTGACCGAAAGCACTAGCGCAATCACTGTTCAGACCGTTGCGTCGGCGGTTGATATATCTGCGAGCGCGAGCGGTAGCGCCATCATGGTCGGTGCCGCAGTTGCAACGCCATCACTGGCAATCACGACAAGCGTGGCAGCGGAGAAGCTGGGCGAAGATTGGGGCGAAACGACGGCGGGCGGCGAGAGTTGGTCCGAAGTCGCACCGGGATCGGAAACATGGACGCCGGTCACGATTGGATCGGAAACGTGGTCCGAAGTTGCGGCGGGTTCTGAAACGTGGACGCCCGCAAGCGACGGCGGCGAGGATTGGGATTTGGCGGCATGATGAATTTTGCGGAGTGGCTGCCGGACCAACCGGCGTTTGAAAACGCTGGCGCGACCGAGGCGAAAAACGTGATCCCCGCCGCGAAAGGGTACACAAGCCTTCAAGACTTGGGCGCAGTTAGCGGCGCGGCGACGAACGATATTCGCGGTATGTACGCGGCGAAAGACGACGACGGGAATACATCGCTTTATGTCGGCGACGAGGGGAAACTTTACCTTTTTAACGCAACCGACTCATCGCTGGCCGATAAATCTAAATCCGGCGGATACTCGACATCATCTGATGATCGGTGGCGGTTTTGTCAATTTGGCGAAACCGTGCTGGCGACAAATTTTGACGATACGATCCAAACGGCTGTGGCAGGCGGCGCGCCTGTTTTCGCAGATTTAGGCGGCAGCCCGCCAAAGGGTAAATATATTGCGGTCGTCCGCGATCAAGTAATGCTCGGATACACCAACGACGGCGTTGATGGCGTCAAGCCTTACCGGTTGTGGTGGAGCGGCATTAACTCGGCAACCAGTTGGACAAGCGGCACGAACCTTTCGGACTATCAGGACGTGGCCGATCTGGGCGACTGCACCGGCCTCGTTGGCGGCGAATATGCGATAGCACTATTCGAGCGTGGCATCGTGCGCGGCCAATTCGTCGGCGCGCCGTTGATTTATCAGTTCGACAAAATCAGCACGGCACGGGGCTGCTCCGTTCCCGGCTCTGTCGCGTCGATTGGCAGCACCGTGTTTTTCCTGTCCGACGACGGATTCTATATGCTCTCGGGTTCGGAACTGGTGCCGATTGGCGCGGAAAAAATTAACCGATATTTTCTTGATCGGTTCAAATCAGCGTCTTACGAAAACGTTTCGGCGGCGGTCGATCCCCTCAACCAGATCGTGGTTTGGGCCTTTCCATCCGTTGATTCTGCGGATGGATCAAATGATGAGTTGCTAATCTACAACTACGTCTTGAACCGATGGAGCCGCGGGGTCATCGAATGTGACGTACTCGCGCCTTTGTACACCGCCGGATATACGCTTGAGGGGCTGGACACGATTAGCACCAGCATCGACGCGCTGCCGGCGTCGTTGGACAGCCCGGTCTACCAGGGTGGGCGATATTTTTTCGCAGCCGCCAAAGATAAAAAGGTGCAGAGTTTTAGCGGCGACCGCTTGGCTGCGGTTATTGATACCGGCGAATTCCAAGTTGGTAAGAACCGCAGTCTGGTAAACACGGTCATCCCATATGTTGACGGGCAATCGCCGACGATCACCGCGCAAGTCGGTAGTCGGGCGCTGCCTTACGATGACGTTACTTTTTCGACGGCCGCCAGCGTCACGTCGGAGGGGTTCGTGCCGGTGCGGAGCGAGGGCCGCTATCATCGTGTGCGTTTGAACATCAGCGGTATTTGGGATCAGGCGCAAGGCGTTGACGTTGACGCACGCGCGACAGGATTGCGCTAATGGCAACGACCAGTTTCCGCGCGCTGACGCCGTTTTCGGATCAGCGTGAGAACGCCGAAGTCGTCAACAATATTTTGCAAGGCAAATTAAACGCGACCGGCACGGTTACGCTGACGAACTCGGCCACCACGACAACGGTTTCGGATTACCGCGTCGGCGGCGACAGCGTGATCCTGTTCATGCCGACGACGAGTGATGCGGCGTCGGAGAATATCTGGGTTTCGGCGCGCAGCAAAAACAGTTTCACGATCACGCACGCATCGGCAACGACAACGCGGTCCTATGCCTACGCCGTCATCGGTTAGGCAATACATCCAAGACGCGCTTGACCACTGCGGCAACACGCACACGGTCGAGGATGTTTTGAAAATGGTCGCCGACGGTAGGGCAACGCTGCATGTCGGCGACCGCTGCGCGGTGGTGACGCAGGAGATGAAGTTGCCCGCCGGTCGGCAATTGCATTACTGGCTCGCCGGCGGCGATCTAGACGAACTACGCGAAATTGAGAAGCGCGTCAGCAGTGACGCAAAACAAAATGGCTGCACCAGGGCGACGATTATCGGGCGTCGCGGGTGGAGCAAGGTGCTGGGATACGACGAGATGGCGACAGTCATGGCGAGGACATTATGAGTTTTATCGGTGATTTATTCGGCGGGAACGATAGCCCCGAAGTGACGACCGTCGCGCAGACTTCCACGTCGGAGCCGCCGGCGTATGCGCTGCCGCACCTAACGCGGGTGTTGAGCGAGGGCCAAAACCTTTTTAAGCAGCCGCGCAGTTTTTTCCCGCGGAAAACGTATATTGATTTCTCGGCACCGACCCTTGCCGGGTTAGGCGCAGGAGAGGCGCGCGCGGCGGCGGGTAACCCGCTGATCGATCAGGCGCAGGGTGCTGTCAGCGGCGCGATGGATTTTGCCAACCCGGCATCGGGGTATTTGCAAAAAGCTACGGCGGGCGACTTTCTAGATCCTGACAGCCCCTACGCCTCGCTGACCGGATACATTAACCCGGCTGCCGCGCGACTTGCAGAAACGGCTCGCGGTGATTTTTTGAACGCAGGCAATCCGTACTTGGACGCCGCGTTGCAACCTGTCATCGACCGCGTGCAGGGGCAATACAGTCGAGCGGGCAGGCTGGGAAGTAGCGCGAATGTTGGCGCGATAACGTCGGCACTGGCCCCGGCCTACGCGCAAAACTTTGAGGCCGAAAGGGCGCGTCAGGAAGCGGCAAAATCTGCCCTTGCGAATATCGCAGACAACGAAGCGCGCACACGGTTGGCGGCAATGGGAGGGTTGACGCAAGCGGGTCAATTCGAGCGTGCGCAACAAGCGGCAGCCGCCGGTAGGCTTGGCGACCTAGCGAACCAGCAGCAACGCACCCGTATGGCTGCGGCGGCGATGGCACCGGGAACGGCGGCAGCGGACTACGACGATATCAACCGCTTGGTCGGATACGGTGCCGCCCGCGAAGCGAAGGCTGGCGAGGCGTTGCGCGACCAAATGGCGCGTCACGACTTCCTGCAAAACGAAGCATCGCAACGTCTGGCCGAATACGCCGCGCTAACGCGAGGCGGCACGCTTGGCAGCACCGGCACGACCAATACGCCATATTTTAGCAACCCGACGCAGCAGGGGGTTGGCAATATTTTGGGTCTGGCTGGCGCGGGTAAAATGGCGAGTGACGCCGGACTATTTAAATGGTTGGGAGGGCTATTGCCGTGGTGATGGATTGGCAACGCTTAATAAACCTTGGCGCAATGTCACCGCAAAGCGTGGAGCAAGCGCGTGGTAACGCGTTAGCGCAGGCTTTGATGGGAGCCAGTGCGGCGTTTCATGCAGCCGGTGCGCCGTCTCGCGTGCCCGGTGGGCGTCCGCTTAACCTCGCGCCCGTGTTCCAAGGCTATCAAAATTCGCTGGCGAACAGCGTGAAGCAGGCGCTGATGCTGCGGCAGTTGGAGCGGCAGGAGGAGGAATACACTCGCAAAAAAGCAGAACGTGAGGCGATAAAAACTGCACTAACATCTAGGCCTGAGACACGGCACGTCCCGACGGGGGCGCAGTTAAAAGTAACTGATTTGTCGTATCAACCTAAGCTAGATTGGCGGGGCAACAATATGCCTACCAGTGGTCCGGGTTCAGACTGGAATACGCCCGGATATGACGGTTTCAACCCGTCGCAGACAGTTCTCGCGCCAGAAACCCGTGCGGTAACAGAGGAAACGAATCCACTGTTGAAAAGTCTTAGCCCAGGTATGCGCCATGTTGTTTCTGCTTTAGCGGCTGGCGGCTACGGTAAAGAAGCGTTGGCCCCGATCCTCACTGCGGCGGCGAAAACAACTACGCCGTATTCGCCGCTTGGGAAATTACATTCTGATTATAGACGCAGGTTGATTAGTAAGGATGAGTATGAAGCTGGTGTTGCAAAGGCTGTGCAATTAACCCAGCCGAAAGACCCGAAAAGTCAAACTGATATTATGGACAGAGAAGGGAATTATCTTGGCATTCGCATATGGGACCATGCGGCAAATAATGGGCAAGGCGGGTTTGTCGTTCGCCAAGGTAGCGGAAAATCAGTTCCTTTTAATAACACGACAATGGTTCCTGTTAATAAATCCGCGTTTTCAATAGGGGCGCTGCCCGCAAAAGAATTGAATAAATTAGAAAATGAAATCGGCTCGCATGAAAAATCATTGCGGGACTTGGTAAGGTACTCAAAAAGCCAAGGCGGCACCGATATTGGTTTTCAAAGAATTGCAAACACGTTTACGGAACGCTTAAAAGTGTTGCTGGGGAACACTGATTATGCACCGGAGGAACTTTCTCAACGTATAGCAAAAGGGCAATTGCAAGGGCTGCTTGGTCAGTTGCGTGTAGAAACAGTCGGCCCCGGTGTTATGACAGAATTCGATGCCCAACGCGTGATTGCTCGGTTGGGCGGCAACGTGGACGCGTGGCAAAATCCCAAAGTTGTAGAGGGGCTAATCAGGGAAATATTTGATGACAAGAAGCGCTCTTACACAAGATTAGTCAATCAATATAATTCGCAACAAAGATTTTACGACGATAAGGTGTTTACACCGTTAAGGATAAGGGAGTTCGATTTACAGCAAAAATACTCCCGAAAAGCGTATCCAGGCATGGAAATAGGCAATATTGATAATGGGTATGAATACCTTGGCGGAGACCCAAATGACCCTAAAAGTTGGAAACTTATAAAATGACAAAACCGTGGGAAAAAAATTGGGCGTCCAACGTAAAACCTTGGGAAAGAAATTGGAACGAACCAAAAGACGAGACCGTCGTCCGCCCGGTTGACAAAGTTTTCGATGACGATGTTGGTCGTCGCGATTTTTTACCCGTCAAAGTGACGGGAGATAAAATCGTTGATCCGTTAGAATTGGGTGGTGTCGTCAAAGATACGCGACGAATGGAGTTGGCAACACCGCAAATTTTAGTGGATATGATAAAATCTGGCTCGTTAGTGGGCGATATAAGGAAAGGATACAACCCCACGGCGCAAGATATAACTAAATTTGCCTTAGATTTCGGCGTTCTTGGGAACCTTTTGGGGCCGCAGTCGTTGAAACGCTTCCGGCAAACTGCACCGAGTTCCAATATGTTGAAGGGGAAGGGGGCCGGACACTATGAATCCGCTGGTGCCAACGTAAAACCGCCCCGCGTTGATTTGGAATTCGGTGTTGAGTGGTTGGACGAGTTAGATAAATTAAATCGCATATATGACAATGAAGGGGGCGGTCCCGGTTTAACGGATTCTCTTGGCGCTGGATTAAGGAATGCCGCGAGTCACGATCCAGAGCGTATTGACGTTAGAAAATTAACCACCATCCGCAAGCAATTGTCTAAGCCGTTTAGAAGTGCAAGTGCCGATTCAGAAGAACGGCGTATCGCCCATATAATCGTTGATGAGTTCGACGATTTTGTTTCAAAATTGAAACCGGAACAGGCGAAAAAATTAGGTTTAGCTAGAAGTGAATGGAAGAAATTTATAAAAACAAGCATGATAGAAGCTGCAATTGATCGTGCAAAGCATCAGGCAAGCGGCTTCCAGAATGGCTTGCAAATAGAGTTCCGAAAATTAGGTAATAATACGCATAAAATGAAAAGTTTTACCAAGGCGGAGCAAAAGTTAATACGGAAAGTTGACAAACCGGGCGGCGTCACAAACCTCCTAAAGTTTATAGGAAAATTTGGGTTTAACCCCGAAACTGGCACGGGCGTTATCGGGACACTTGGCGGTGCCGCTGGGCTGGCGGGGATGGCCCACAGTTACGGGTCACCGGAAACTGCTAAAATGATTGCAACCATAGCCGCACAGCAACTTGCCTCTAACGCCGCGCGTGTAGCATCTAGGAAAAGAACACTTCAAGATGCTGAAAATCTGCGGGCCGCAGTGGCGCATGGGCGACCGCTACCTAAGAAAGCGCCGGTTGTTACGCCAAGACTGTTAGGGCCAACAGTGGGAACAATGGTTGAAGACCCATTCAAAAATTTCTCTGACAGAGAATTACGAAAATTTTTGGAAATAGGCAGCTAACAACCCGCCCCCCGGCGGGTTTTTTTACGAGGTAATCATGGCAAAAAACAACGTCACGCAGTACGACACGACGGCGGCGAACAACACCGATGTCGGCGGAATTTCAATCGCTGAAGGCATGTCCCCGTCGAACGTCAATAACGCGATGCGCGAGTTGATGAAGCATACTGCCGATTGGGTTAGCGGCTCGCAGGCGGTTACCAAAATTACGACGACCGGTGATATCGAACTTGGCCACGCCAGCGACACGACAATCTCGCGGTCGAGCGCCGGGACTGTGACGATTGAAGGTGCTGAAATTCGTACCGGCACCGTTGCGGTTGCCAACGGCGGAACCGGCGCGACGAGCCTGACCGACGGCGGCGTGCTTTTAGGTTCCGGCAGTGGGGCCATTACGGCGATGGGTGTGCTGGCCGACGGTGAGGTCATCGTCGGGGATGGCAGCGGCGACCCGGTTGCCGAAAGTGGCGCAACGCTGCGCACCACTATTGGAGTTGGCACTGGCGACACCCCAACCTTCGCTGGTCTGACGACGACCGGCAACATTACCAGCACCGGAAACCAGATAACGATTGGCGACAACAACGCTGCTGGCGGCAACTACGATTCCGTGTTGCACTTACTCGGAGATTCGAGCAGCGGCTTCAAACTAAGCACCAACAGCGGCAACAGCGCCTTTAATCTTGAGCGAGAATATTACGGCTGGCAAGGCGGGCTGACGATGACCCGCACCACAGGCAATGTAGGCATTGGGACATCGGCCCCTGACAGCAATCACAAGTTAGAAGTGTACGGTACGGGCACCACCGAAACATCTATTCGATCTGGGAATGCAAGCGAGGCCATCATCAATTTCGGTGATGTCGATTCTCGCTTGCGCGGTCGCATCGCCTACAACAACAGCAATGAATACCTAGCTTTTTGGGCCAATGGCGGCGAAAAAATGCGCATCGATTCGGACGGCACGCTAAAGCCATACGCAGATAATACATATGATTTGGGGTCTGCCAGCAATCGCTGGGCTGAGGTCTTCGCGGGAACCGGCACGATCAACACTTCCGACGAGCGCGAGAAAACCGAGATCGCTGACCTTGATGAGGCCGAGCGCCGCGTGGCGACAGCACTCAGGGGGCTGGTCAAAAAATACAAGTACAAGGATGCGGTAGCCAAAAAAGGCTCCGACAACGCCCGCATCCATGTCGGCGTCATCGCGCAGGAGGTCGTTGCAGCTTTCGAGGCGGAAGGACTCGATGCCCACCGCTACGCCTTGCTTTGTCACGACGAATGGGATGCCGTCGAGGAGGTTTTAGACGACGACGGCAACGTGGTTATGCCGGGTCTCAAAGCGGGTGACCGCTATGGCATCCGCTACGACGAATTACTGGCTTTTATAATTTCAGCTTTGTGATGAGGAATAACACATGACCACTTTTTCTTGGCAATTCCAGTGCATCGTCGCGACCGCAAAAATTGACGGTCGAGACGATGTAATAAAAGAATTGCACTGGCGTCTGACAGCCGTCAGCGACGACGATCCGCCAATCTCGCCCAGCGCATATGGATTATTTGCGTTAAGTGACCCAAGTGATGATTTTGTTGAATTCAATTCGGTCACCGAAGATATGTGTAAAAGTTGGGTGCTGGCGCACCTCGACCAGACCGAGGATGAAATCAAAGCCGCGCTAGAGCAGCAAATCATGGCGGTCAAAGCGCCCGCGATGGTGACAAAAGTCCCAAGCGGCTGGTCATGAACACGACCCGCGAGATAGGCGACCTCGCCGCTGCCATGACGGCATTCGGCGCGGTGCTTGATTTCCTGCCCGCGATTGCGGCAGGCATTTCCATCATTTGGTATCTGGCGCGGTTCGCCGTCTGGATCGGCAAGCGCTGGAAATTTCTCGAATGATACGCCGCCTCGCCATCGCGTTCGCCGCCGCCTTCATGGCGGTTTTTTTGTGCTTGCCCGCAGCCGCGCAAAACATCTGCGCCGACCGCGCCGATGTTGTGCAGCGGTTATGGGATCGTTGGCAGGAAGCGCAGGTGACAGTTGCGATGATTGCTGACGGCAGGTTGCTAGAAATTTTCGTGTCGGAGACCGGGAGTTGGACCGCCGTTATCAGCGATCCGGGTGGTCGGTCTTGCGTTGCGTCTGCTGGAAAAAATTGGACCGTTTTTGACGCGCCGAAGGTTCCAAAAAAAGGCACTTGATGAGTACGCGGGTCGGTCGCGCTGGCGAGTATCTCGTCGCCTGCGCCCTGGAACAATTAGGCGCGCAGATCAGCGTCGTGCATGCCGACAACTTTGACCTATGCGCTTGGGTTGGCGATGACGTTTTCCGCGTCGAGGTGAAAACGTCCGCCGACTTTGATGCTCAAAGACCGACGACTTACCACTACAAGACGCGGAGCGGACGCGACCATAGACCGCTGTCACATTGCGACGTTGTTGCATTCGCCGCCCTCAATCTAAGGCGCGTGCATTTTCGTCACGTCGATCTTGTGCGAGGCACCAGCACGCGGATTCCGGCGAAACAATTTTCGGCGCAACACGAACTCGACACATGGTTGGCGGCCACAAGGCGATGAATCTTTCAGACCTAATTCCGGTCGCGGGCATGATCGTGTCGGTGATCGCTGCCGCCGCTGTGGCGAGGCATCAGATAAAAAAATTGGAAGTTGATGCCGACAAATCGGCGTCGCGGCTCGACGCGCAAGATATTCGGATTGACAAGCTGGAAACGGCGACCGAGGTGCTGGATCGACGCACGGACACGCTCGCAAAAATAAACTCCCCGGAAAACATGGAAGCACGAACACGCGCATTGGAATCCATTCGGGTCGATGTTGAGTGGGTAAAACGAAAAATGGAATCGAAATGAATTGGGACGACTTCGCCAATTTCGGCCCCGACGAATTCCGCTGTCAGTGCGGCTGCGGTGCGGTCGAAATGGACCCCGATTTCATTGCAGCGCTGCAACGTGTTCGCGATGAGTTTGGGCCAATGCGCATTAGCAGCGGATACCGCTGCCCGAAGCATCCGATCGAAGCAAAGAAGCGGGCGCCGGGAGCGCACGCGACCGGCCAAGCCGCCGATATTCTGGTCAGCGGATCCCGCGCGCTGCACCTGTTGCGGATCGCACTGACGCACGACGATATCCAGGGCGTCGGCGTCAATCAGCGCGGCGCGCACAGCGGGCGGTTCGTCCACCTCGACACTGTGACCGAAAATTTACCCCGTCCCGCTTTGTGGACATATTGAGGAGAATAAGATGGCTCTAGTTAAGATTCTGATCGCTCGCCTTCGCGAACCGTCCACGATGGCCGGCCTGGGCGCAATCCTCGCTGCTGTCGGCATCAACGTGGGCGAGGAAATGATGACCCACGTCGTGACGGCTGTCGGCGCGCTGGCTGGCGTGGCCGGGATGCTGCTTCGCGAGAAAGGCGACTCTTGACCATTGCTTGGCTATGCATTTTGGCTGGCGTTGCAGCCGTCGCCTTTTTTGCCGCGCGGGCTATCTTGGCGGCGCGGCATGAAGGCGCGGTGCGCGCGGCTGAAGAAAAGATGGATGCGGTTAACGATGATCGGTCTGTCGATGACACTGTTGACCGGCTGCGTGACCGAAAGTTTTAGTGCGCTGACGGCGGTCGGCTCGCTCGGCGGCGCGTACTTTAGCTATTTAGGCGCGGAAAAAGGCGAGCCGGTGATCGTCACGCCGCCAATCGTTGACTATTCCGATGCGGTGCAGGGTCTAGCAGCCGACGAATTAGAGCAACTTGGGCCGCCGTGCGCTCGCGACGTTGTTGTCGCGGACTGCTCTGCGCTCGCCCGCTTTGTCACGGACTACGGCGTGCTGCGAGATAAAATCCGGGCGTCAAAAAAGTGACGTTTAAACGGGGTAATCAGTCAAGCCCGTACTTTTCAAGCAACTCCAAAAGGTCGCGGCGGAATTTATTTGCTGTCGCCGCGTCCTTTAATTCCCAACCAATAGCCGCGCCGTCCTGCACAACACTAACGTCTGTATAGTCTTCGGTTTTGCTTGGATCGGCCCCGGTTGCGGCGGGGTCGTCTTCGCCTGTATACAAAAGTACATCTGTCATCAATAATGTGTAACATGAATGTTACATCTCATCACTAACCATTTGTACGATATGTTCCCCATAAAGTGAGGGTTAGCTCTCACTTTATGGTAACGGCAATCATGCCCCTCCGATCTCCCCCGTCCCAAACGCATTCCCCAGCTTCTCGGCGATCTCTTTCTCCATTCGCGAATCTTGGAACCAGCGGCCATAGAATTCAGCGGTGAAGCTAATATTCCGGTGCCCCATCAACTCGGTAATGACAGCCTCGTTGAGGTCAGTCTTGAATATCAAAACACTCGCATAAAAGTGCCGCAAGTCGTGCCATGTGCAGCGTTCCACCCCTGCGGCCTTGCAAGCTTTGTGCAAGCCGCGCTTGGCCCAATTTGCATGGTCGGCGACTTTCCCGGCACGCGTCGGGAAAACTAAGCCGCGCCCCCGCTGTTCCAGCGGCTGCCGCAATTTCCATTCGCGCAGCATGGCTAAAACCGACGGCTCCAAGGTCACACGCCGCTGCCCCGCGATTGTCTTGGTATCCCCGATCCGGCGCGTCTTCGCCTTCCGCGCCTCTACGACGCTGACAACCCCATTTTCCAGATCGACATTTTCCCACCGCAGCGCCACCTGCTCGCCTGCCCGCAGCCCGGTATAGGCGGCGAACATGATTTGTTTTCGGTAGTTTTGGGGCGCGGCGGCGATGATCGCCTGCATTTCCATAGGCGAAATGCGGCGCAGATTTTTCGCCCGCTTTTCGTGCTTCACACTAATTTTCACATGCTCTGTTGGGTCTCGCTCAAGCCACTTCATCTTCACGCAGAAGCGCATAAATCGGCGGATATTTATGAGGCCCGCCTTTGCCGTGCCCAACGACACCAACTTGCCGGTGCGGTTGGCTTTCCGACTCTTTAAAAGCGGCAACAAATCATCCTCAAAAACCTCGACCGTCAGGTCGGTGGTCCGCCGCTCTCCCAGCCGCTTCCCCCTCCAAATTAAGTCGCAAAAATGGCGCGCTACGTTGCGCTCAATAATCGACAGTTGCTGCTCGCCAATGGTGCTGCCGTCGATATCCTCCTTGAGCCGTCGCCGCTGTCGGTCCATCCAAACTTCAACCGCATCATCAATGCGAGGCGCGGTCGCTGGGTCAACAAATCGAGCCGACCGCATCAGCAGGCGCTTTGTCTCAAATTCCCTTTCCGCATCCGCTTTTGTCCCATTAAAAAGCTTAACTTTCCTTGCGCCGTTAACGAGGCCATAATCTAAGCGAAACTTTCCTGGCTTAATTTCTTTGATGGGCATGACTTTCCTCTCCGTAACTATTCGTTACACATATAGTACACATTATGTCAAAAGAGATACTAAAAAATTACAAAATCAGTTAATCCTGTAATTTTTTTGTAATTACAACTCTTGACGTTCCATGTAAGTCATTGTTTTGCAACGATAAAAAGGACAGAAACATCATGGCCTTAAAGCATGCTCACAAGGTGAGCAAAAACAATAACTTACTGGATTTTCTCACCTTACAGTGGACGGCCGTGGACGTCAATACCCCCGAAAGGACGGCAGTCCCGTAGGTTTTATGTAATTTCGGTCTGACCCAATGCGTCAAACAGGTCAGGCAGCCGATCCCATATTTCAAAGCTGCACCGCGCCGCGTGAGGGCTGTCCCATATTGAGATAGACAGGGAGCGATCGGGGCTGCCCCCGCGCATCAAATAATCTTCGCGCCAAGTTAAATTCGCAAAGCGCGACGGGCGATGATCGCGCCATAAATTATGCCCAGCTTTACATGCCCACAATCGCTCCGGCCCGACGAGGCACATACGCTGCACGCCAATTTTGAAGGCGTGAACAATGAAGGGGCGGATGTGTTTAAACGGCGGGTTTGTAATTAAGTCGGGCCGCTGCGCTTCAGTCCAGTCGAAGAAATCGTTGCCTGTTGCAATGTCATGCCGCAGCGTTTTTACGCCGAATTCCAAATCGATTGCATTTGCAAAACGACCATCACCAGCGCACGGCTCCCAGGGATCAATGTTGTCAAAATTGAGGTGTTGCAGCGCTACGTTGATGATGCTGTGAGGCGTCGGATAATAATCGTTAGCGTTACGCGGCATTAGCTTTCCTCAAAAAAAAAGAGGAGCGCTGAAAGACACTCCTCTTTGCATCAACGAAGACCTTGGCCGACTATAACCGGGGTTACGACCGGCGAGGGGGCGGCACCGCAGGACTCCTCTATTTGCGCGGAGTTGATGCACGCCGCGCTGAAAGTCCCCCTTCTCTTTTTGGGACTGTCGCCAGTAATTCAAAGTGATGTTTCCCGATGCGGCGCTGCGCGGTCAGAAACACGCCGTTCTCGACGGCCTTACGCAATTCCGCGAGCGGGTTGACGGCGTCTTGGAAGGGGCAATCCTTGTTGTGCTTCCAATACATGCCGTTGCGCTCAGCAACTCGGAACCATCTAGTTTTCATATGCGACCGCCTCTGCGCCGAGGCCAATGTAGCCGGCGGCATCATCCCAATTTTCCTTGTTGGTCGGATCAGCAACCCGCCGCGCCATTTTGTGCGCTTCCATCGCGCTCGCCACCTGATCGGGCCGCACCGGAATTTTGAAAATCACGGACCAGAGCGCGGCGGTGTTCGCGAGCGTTTCCATCGCCTCGCCGTGAACGTGATCGGTCTGCGTGATGATGTTGTGCGCGCGCATCAGGCATTCAGACCGACGCCGACCGTCGCGCATTATTTTCTCGCCGCTGCCGTGGCACGCGCCGCACCGCTTTCCTGATTTCTCGTATCCGTTTCCGTGGCACGCCTCGCAGATCATGCCACCTCTCCCTTGACCGCTTTGATGATCGCGCGCGGTATCAAGTACCGCCGACCGTCGCGCAGGATCGGCTGTCCGGTGCTGGCCTCGTATGGCGCGAGCGTGTTGCGCTGGAGCCAGCGGTACATTTTCTTTCTATTGCCGTGACCGAAGTCGCCAAATAGCTCGATTGCGGCTTGCTCCGGCGATAACAAATTGTCCATTTCCATGCCCCAAAGTACATAAGGATGCATCTTCTGTATAATAATGTACTTTTATAGTCAACTAGCGGGCACAAAAAAATCCGCCTGCGCGGCGGATTTTTGTGACGATTATGTGCAGCCGATTCAGATAGCGCGCACAGCCTGGATGTAATGCACAGCGCGAACATCCTGCGCCGGGAGCGTAATTTCCTCGTCTGGATTGTGTTGATGCAGCGTTAATGTGTCGCCAGTGCGGCGCACATATTGTTTGGCAATCGCAAGCGTGTCGCTGCCGCTCTCATACTGGACGACAACATAATCACCGCGCCGAGGCGGGCGGTCTGGGTTGACGATTAGCAACTCGCCGGCGAGGAATCGCGGCTCCATGCTTTCGCCGTGCATCATTATCGCGTAGACGCCATCGCCATCGGCAAGGCCAGCGATATCAAGGCGATCGATCGGGTCTTGCCCGAAATTGACAACGCCGTCGCCGCCTTCGGCCTTGCCATGCACGGGGATCGTTTTCCCCGGCTGCACGACGGCCTGCGGTATGTCGCTGCCGATGCCGTCAACATAGTCGCGCGTCACGTTAAAGCGATCCGCGATGCGCTGCGACATATCTGGCGGCGGGTTTGTTTCGCCGCGATCCCAGCGACGAAAAGTGTGCCCGGCAACGCCTAGCTGTCGAGCCAATGCGGCTGCCGTCAATCCGGCGTCTGTTCTCAATTTTTGTACGCGATTTTTGGTCATGTGGACACTTGTAGACCGCCAGTGGACACGATTGCAACAAAAAACATCTGTACATAAGTGTAACATCTTGTTACGTTCCCATCGTCTCCCACGCGGCGGTTCTCCCTTGCGCCGCGTGACTCGCGGGCGGCGTTTGTCCCGTGCGCCGCCCGCTCTTTTTTTCCAAGGATCAAAATGGATTTAGCCGCGTACTTAGACGACGAAAAAATAACCGCCGCAGAGTTTTCGCGACGGCTCGGCGTTAGTCACGTCGCTGTCCACCATTGGGTGACCGGCGCTCGCAGACCGAATGCACGGCACACGCTGGCAATCGAAGAACTGACGGAAGGCCGGGTGACTGCTCGCGATCTGGCGCTGGCGGCTTTATGAGCGCGCGAAACAAAAAGCGCGGCTACGAGTTGGAAGCCGAGACGGTCAAGTTTTGGAAAAGCAAAGGGCTGGAATGCAACCGCGTATTCGGCAGCGGTGCATATAAAGGACAGCTTGGCGACGAATACGCCGGGGATCTGCTGCTCGCCGGTTTCACCGTTGAATGCAAACGCAAGAAATCCGGCTTTAAATTTTTATATCAAAGCCTCGCGCAAGACGACGCCGACATGCTGGTGCTGCGAGAGGATCGAAACGAACGCCTCTATGTGATGAGTGAGGCGACCGTCGAAACAATCTTCCGACAACTCGGCCTGATTAAATGATGACCTACGGACAGTGGTGCGCCGACTTGGAACGGCGCTATGAGCGGATGCCGCATTGGTACTGGTCGGCGGCAAAGCGGCTTGACGCATATAACAAGTATACCGAGGCGGCAAAATGTCGGCGTTGAGCGACCACGGCATTCGCCATCTTTCGCACAGCTCGATTGATCTGGCGCGCGTCGATGTTGCTCTCTGGACGCTGCGCTACCTTTTCGGCGTCCGCGACCCGGCAAACGCTGCAATGGCACGCGGCCTTGCCGTCGAACTTGGTTGTCAAATCGCCCATACCGGCGGCGAGTTCGATGACCCTGCTGAAGAAGCGCTCAGGGAATATAACAAGCGCACGGCGCTCGGCGTCGATGGTGAGGCGCGCGACAAAGAGCGCGCGAACATCAAGCCGATGGTCGAGCAATACCTATCACTATTCGACGGCGATCTGCCGAAGCTGGAGGGTTATCAGCGGCGCGTCGAGATCGAAATCCCCGGCATCGATATCCCGTGCATGGGATTTACCGACTTCGATTTTGAAGATGCCGTGATCGATCTGAAAACGACGATGCGGCTGCCAAGTGCGATCAGCGCATCGCACCGCAGGCAAGGCGCTATCTATCAGCGCGCCAGCGGCAACCGCGCCGTCGATTTCATCTACCTGACACCGAAAAAATCTGTTCGCCATCGCCTCACCGATAGCGATCAGGATTGGCTGGAGGTTTGCGAAACGGCGCGGCGTTTAAACGCCTTCCTCGAAAAATTCGAGACGAAGGAAGAAATCGCCGCTGCCGTTATTCCGAATTTCGATCACTTTTATTGGTCGTCGCCGCAGACGCGCGCGAAAGCCAGGGAGGTGTTCGGATTTTAGCGCTACCCGGCACCGCGCTTAAAAAAATGTGCCGTCAAAAATGGAGAAAATTATGCGTTTAGATCAAAAAAAGCGTTTCGAGATTCAGACCCTGATGGCGTCGGTCCTCGATACGAAAGACGAATACGTTGCTTACAAAGACGGCTGGTCCGATGAGGCAATCGGTAAGAAATTCGACGTGCCGGCCAGCATTATTGCCAGCACTCGGACGACGACCTTCGGCAGGCTGCGGAAAAACCGCATCAACATTTCCGCGCTTGCCGCGCTTACCGACCGCGTGGAGCGCCTGGAGCGGGCAATCGCCGATCTTACGGGCGTTGAAATCACTCATCAGAAAACCAACGGAGAAGATATTCATGCCGCTTAATCTCGATTCCCCCTCTGACGGCAACGGCGGCGGCCAGTTTTACGACAAGCTGCGCTTCAACGCCCAAGGCGGCGTCTGGTTCATGAAAAATCAAGACGGTGAAACCCGGTTTCCCAGCGGCTTCACCTGCGTCTTCGACATGGACACGCTGCAAACGGGTTGGAGCCGGTATAACGGCCAGTACGTCGATTTTGTGGCAGACCCGTCCTTGTCTGAAGCCGCGCCCGTGCCGCAGTTGGGTGCGGAAGAAGAAGACCGGTGGAAACGCGCCTTCAAATTGCTCGTTTTCTCGAACGACACATTCGGCGGCACGCTTGAATTTATGCATCAGGCGCGCACTGTCACCAGCGCTTTTAATTCCCTTTATGGCGAATTTGAGGCGAAGAAGGACGGCGACAAGCTGCCGGTCGTAATGGTGGACGGCAACCCGGAAAAGGTCGGCGACTACTACGGGCCGTCATGGAAGATCGCCAAGATGATCGACCGTCCGGCGGTGTTGTCTGCTGCTGCGCCTGCTGCTGCGCCTGACGCCGCTGACGGCGATGAATTCTGAAGACAACGGGGGGCAAGATTTGCCCCCCAATTCTTTAATCAATTGCCCCTGGTGCGGCGCCGAGACGCGGCTGGAATTTGTCCGCAGTCATTACGAATGCACGGCTTGCCGCAGGGTTGTGATGGATTGCTGTGATGGTGAACGGGAGTAATCGTTACGCGCAATTCGGCCCGTCGCTGGTTGAGGCCGGCTACGACATAACGCCAGTAGCGCGAGGCGGAAAGCGGCCAATACTGGAGGCGTGGACGAAGCGGCCCGACGAGGCGCTGCAATTTGAGCGACATGCAGATGCCAGCATCGGAACGCTCTGCGGCGGTGACCATAACATCGTCGCCGTCGATATTGATATTATGTGTCCCTTTACCGCTGACGCTGTGGAGCGGCTGGCGCAGGAGATTTTGGGATACGCGCCGAAGCGCATCGGTAAATCGCCGAAGTCGCTTTTCGTGTACCGCTGCGACGGCGACGCATGGCGAAAACAGAAAACCGGCATCTACGATTTGCCAAGCTGCAAAGAGGACGCCGCCGTCGAGATCCTGGGCGAGGGGCAGCAATTCGTCGCCAGCGGCATCCATGAGGACACGCGGCAGCCGTATAAATGGCCGCAGGATTCAATCGCGAACATCGCTGCCGGTGACTTGACGCTGGTGACGCATGAGCAGTTGCACGAATTCCTAGAGCGCAGCCGCATGGCGCTGGAAAACGCTGGCACGCTGAAGGGGCGTGTCAGTGAGCGGAAGCCGGCAACGCAGCAGACGCTTAATCTGAAAGAACTCGACGGCGAGATGAGGGAGATCGAGACCGCTCTTGCTTATTTGCCGAATGACGATGAACATTATGACGATTGGGTTAACACGCTGCACGCCATCAAGGGCGCGTTGGGTGAGGATGGTCGCGATCTCGCGCATCGCTGGTCGAAGCGGTCAGATAAATACGACGAGGCCGAAACGGATCGTGCGTGGAACAGTATTAAGGATGTGCGGCATATCGGTGCCGGGTCGATTTATCACTGGGCGTCGAATTATGGGTTTGATCTGCGCGCACTGCGGGAGCCGCAATACGACGGGCCGCAAGAAGTAAAAAAGACAACGAGCGAACTCTTGCGCGCCAGCGAAATACGCGGGCCGATCCCTGACCGGGAATGGCTGCTGCAAGATTGGTTCCCGGCGAAGGCCGTTTCGCTGCTGTTCGGCCCAGGCGGTGTTGGCAAGACGTTGTTGGTGCAGCAGCTCGCCAACTGTGTCGCGACCGGCGGGCAGTTCATGGGGATCGACACGCGTAAGATGCCGGTGCTGGCGGTGCTGTGTGAGGACGACGAGTTAGAAATAAGCAGGCGACAGCTTGCAATTAACGACTGGCTTGGCGTCAACGAGATAACCGGAAACGGGCCGACTGACCTGTTTATATGGCCGAGAGTGGGCGAGGATAACATCCTTGTGACCTTTCCATCCCAAGGCGAGGATAAGGCTGGAAAGTTTTTTGCAGAATTGAATGAAAAGATTGAGTGGATTAAGCAAGAAACAGACAGTAAAGAATTGCTTATTATATTGGACACAGCCGCCGATCTTTTCGGTGGAAATGAGAATATAAGGCGAGAAGTTAATACGTTTATCAAGACATATTTGGGCAGCTTTTGCGTAGGACACGACGCCACCGTGTTGATGCTGGCGCACCCGTCGCTTTCCGGGTTATCGAGCGGCAGCGGCCTGTCAGGCAGCACGGCCTGGGAGAATAGCGCACGGGCGCGGGCCTATTTTCACCGCTCCGACGACGGCGATGACATCAGAATATTGTCTCGGAAGAAGTCCAATTATAGCAGCAGTGGCGACAGTCACGACGTGACGCTGCTGTGGGATAAGGGCGTCTACCAGTTACCGACGCAGCCGGATCAGGTTGACCGGATCGAACAGCGGGCGCTCAAGAACAAAATAATTTCAGAAATCCAAGGCGCGTTTGCGCGTGATGCAGGGTATCGAAAACAGGGGCCACGGTCGTTCAAAACGGCATTGCCGAAAGCGGTGCAAGAGGCGCCTGGACAGGTCGTGAAAATCGTCAACGAAATGTATGCAGATGCGATTTTAGGCTACGACGAGAAAAAAGGTTTTTTTGAGCTATGACGTTGAAAACATTGATAGAAAAAAGATCGCGAGACGGCAGTCCCAGGATTTCTAATTTCGATGCAGAATCAAAGGGTTATGAGAATCCGAGATCTTCCCCCCCTACGGGGGGGTATATAATTACCCCCCGCAGGGGGATGGGGGCGCGCGATGGCTGCTAGATTTAGACGGCAGCGTCCTGATAAATTGACCGCGCCGGAGACGTTCACCAATCCGATTGCTGACGGCATCTACCACGCGCTTCGACCACTCGATGCGGTGGCGTCTCGGATGGAGGAACGTTGGGGGGTGGATCGGCTCCCGGATTTGGTGACGCCGGAGACGGCTTCACGGTTCGGCGCGGCGAAAGCAAAATTGGATGCCGCGCTGGAAGCTGACGACGTTGATGCTGTGGTGCATCGTGCGGCGGTGATGATTCGCGGCTGGGAAGCCTTGGATGCGGAAGCTGCGGCAGCGGGACAGAAACCCA